AACGATGCGTCAAAGACTCGCCTTCTTTAATGGTAATATCACGTGCAAATAAACCACCATCATTAATAACTTTGTATGATTCTGGTGTAACATATGTGTATGTAATATCATCAACAACAGTTGTAAATTTAGAATTCTTAGGAATTGTAAACTGCGCTGTTCCAGCATCTACGCCAGAAAATGTAACATTAACATTAGCAGAAGCACCAATGGCAGATACTGGCACATAACCCAGTTCTTTTGCACGAGATACAACGGAATCACGTTGCTGTGCAGTATCTAGAAACATCTCATTAGCGAGCATGTTTAGATAATATGCATTATAGTGTGTGTTGTAAGCAAGTACATCAAGCAGCACTGACATCGCAGAGCCTTCAAAATCATAATCTTGAAACTGCGATTGTGTGCTAAGATAATTTTTTAGATTGCTTCGAATTTCAGCGTAATCTAACTCAGTTACTCTTAGATAAGTATTTGCTGCTGCCATTAGCGGATTCTCTCGAGAATTACATCCAGTACAACTGGAGTTGGGTCATTTAATACACGGAATGCCACTGATACAGTCAGTGAATTCATATCTGGTCTATCTTCAATCAGAATGCGTAGAAGTTCAGCACGTGGCTCATAGTTACGAATGACTTCTTTGACTGCATTTTCCATTTGCTGTTTAACAATTGGCGTCCACAGCTCGAACAAATAATTACGAATAGAGCATCCAATATCAGGTTTGAATGGACGCTCATAAAAATTTGTTAGGATAAGTGATTTAACAGACTGGCGAACAGCATCACGATTTGTTTTGCGTGTTAGTTGCTTAGTGATTGGATGCGCACTAAATGCAATGTTCAAATCGCTGAAAATTGTATCCGCCACTTGTTATTTATCCTTCGTTTTTAGAGTTTTGAATCTCTGCTCTACGTTCTTTACACATTTTGCTGATCTCTGCAAGTGCTTTTCTTGCTCTTGTACCAGCTGATTTATTGCCTGTTTCAAATTTGTCACTTTCTGCAATGTAAGTTTCAAACAAATTTACTAAAGAATCATGAATTTTCATAAAAAAGTCCTTGACATTGTATTGTAAAATCAGTATAATCAGATTGCAGCCTTTAAGGAAAAGAATAAAGGCACTAATTGATCAAACTATTTATACCTCATTAAGATCACCAAACTGGAATTGGTGAAATTCTATCAACTTCAGCACCACCATTTTCCCATACCCACTGTTTGTATCCACCAGATCTATCATCATAAGTCTGCCAACGATACTTGCTGTTCAGCCTAATTGCTCTTGCAATACCTTCTAGATCTTTACCTTGATCAGCTTCGTATAATCTACCAGTTTCTATGTGTTCAAATGCACCTATGTTACCATCATATTTCCAAATTGCTGTACTGAAACAAACTTCATACCTATGTTTGCCATAACCAACAAATACACATTCCTCACCTGCTTTACCAACCACATTTGCTTTAAAGGTAATATCTGCGCCATTAAATGTATATTTGATTGGTGTACCTCTTTCAACAATTGTAAATTCCCAAGTTGATTTGGACTTAACTGCTTTCTCAAATTCATTGTATTCTGTTTGATCTTTTGGACCAAATTCTAAATACTTCCCAGTTGGAACGTGTCTCCATTTAGCAGAACCTTTGTATTCAAAGATAGCAGAATCATATACAATGTAAGATGCTTTTCCATCTTTAACAACAGTTGCTCTGCGCTTTCCTCCAGTCGATGCATCTGCTGACAGCTTCTTTTCTTGTGCCAATCTCTTTTCTTTGTTTGATACAAAAGTATCTTTTACTGCAGGAACTTCTCTCGGCGAAGGAATAGTAACTGGCTTGTCTAGAATATCATTATCAGCTTGATCCAGTACGCTATCATCTTCTACAATAGGTGGTTTCAGAGCATCGCTGTTCTTTTGTTGATCTTGTTTCTTTGAATAATCATATGCAATTACCAACACTTCATCAAAGGTTGCATTCCTAACTTCTTCGTATTTTGAAGTGCCTTTGACATCATCGAATTGCTTCTTAACCATATCGTACATTTTAGTTTTTTGTCTATCTGGTATCGTAGCAATTGTTGATGGATAAACAACCTTCCCAGCATTTTTTGGATCTGACATTGCTTCTGGGTTTGCTTCCCAATAAGCGTTGTAACCGTCAACTGCTTCTTGTTCTGTTCGATACCCTTCACCTGCTGCATAGAGTTCTCTAAACAACACATTCGGATTACCGTTGACTTCTCTTGCCCATTTCGTGAAGAAGTAGTAACGATGCATGTCAATAAGTCTAAGTGGCAGATTGCGTTTCTTTTGTATCATAACTTTTATATAGAAACGACGAACTTTATTAAACGATTCAAATAGCGCATTTGCTTTAGCACGATATACCAAAGTGCTTTGGTCTTTCGGAACAGGTGGTTTTTTCGGTTCAGCAGGTGCTTCTTGCGCTACCTTTGGAAGTTCTGGTGCAACTTGTTTGATTTGTTTAATTGTTGTCTTGCCAGTATCAGGATCTTTGATAATATCGTTCTTAACTTCAACATTTTCTACTGCTTTACAAACAATGTCAGCATCAAACTTAGGCAGACCAGATGGTCCAAACAAATTTGTAAGATCAGGTGCTGGTCCTTTTGTGCATACCCATTCGCCGCCTGCAGCTAAACAGCTTGCTTTGTCATTTAAACCGAACGCAATATCATCAACCAGTGTAGGATTAAAGTTTTTGCACTGACAAATGTCAACTTCTTCGCCTGCCTTCGGAATCTTATCAAAAAGATTTGGCATTTGGAATCCGCCACCAGCACCAAAGTTGATTGCACCGTTGGCTTGTACTTTGCCTGTTGATAAACCTTTTAATGTATCAATAGAACCACCAAACAAATCTTGTACTGTACCAAGATTATTAGGCAGCTGAATTGGGACGCAAGTCATACTTTCGTCATCCCATTGTTCATAACCAACTTTGCAACCATAGTCGTCTGTTTCTGGGATACCGTTAGATGCTGCAGCAAAGAAATTTGTAACAGCATCTGAACCACCAGGAATTTTAGATGCAAAGTCATTGATAAAACTTGACTTGCCACCACCAGCGCCACCACCGAGCAGTCCGCTCAGTTTACCCATTAATCCACCACCACCACCAACTGGCGCAACGGCTTCAGTGTCACCACCAGTTGCTTTTGCGATTTGCTCTGCCTTTGGTGGACCACTAAACAAACCACCTGGTGCACCACCAAACAAACTGGTTATGCCGCCAAGAGAAGCTGACATATCTTCTTCAAGAATCTTTTCTTCACAAACCCAAGTGCCACCTTCAGCAAGACATTCTTCTTCGTTTGTAGCAATACCAAACCCACCAACACAGTTACACTGTGTTACTTTATCTCCTGCCTTTGGTAATGCTGGCATCTTAAAGTTATTAAAGAAGTTGCCCATATCTTCGCTGATGGCACTAAAATGTTCACCAAGATTAGGAACAGTGTTTGCGAATCGGTCTTTAATTTCTGCAACTTTAAATGCAAATGCATTTGGATCTGTGATTGATCCAAGTTCTGTCATCCGATCACGAAGACTAAAGTTTTCGATAGTCTTACAAACCCAAGTACCACCTGCCGCTTCACAAGTGGCTTGATCTGTTGGTGCATCTGGTCCATACCATGGTGATTCGTCATATGGGTCAACAGGAATTTTCTTAGGATCGTATCCTTCACAGTTACAAACTTCCATTGGACCAACAGACTTACCTGCAAGAAGGTCAAATCCTTTTTGCAGTTCTTTGTTTGCTTCTTCAGACTGAGAGATTGCTGAAAGATCACCACTCATCAAGTCTTTCAGCTTATCCTTGCCTCCAAGGATACCCATTATTCCTTCGTCTTTTGCACCACAATTAGCCATTATTCAGGGACTCCTGTGCTAGAAGAACCAGATGAAACACCACCATGAGTGTGAGTCGTTAGAGAAATACCAGCAGCAGTAACATCACCTGCTGCATATGTAACATTACCAGTTGCCGCAGTTTCTGTCTTGGTTCCAGTAACAGATGTTGTTTGATTACCAGTGATGTTCTCTGTCACATTACCTTGTACAGTGTATGTAATGTTTGATGGCGTTTGAATCGTCATAGCACCCTTAGATGTTGTGATATTTGTACCAAGATTCATTAATTTATAATCACCAGTTGAGAAGATCTGCGTATTGCCCTGTGTAGTCAACGCAAAGTCCTCGTTGACCATCAGCGTATAATCTCGTTGCACTGTTTCAATCTTCTGTCCACAGGTAACATTAAGAATCTGATCACCTTTCGCAACCGTTTGAATATGATTGCCACCAATATTTACTGCAAGGTCACGACCAATTTCTGATGCTTCTGTAAATCCAATCTTCTTGTGGAATGATTGCTGCAGGTCAAAGGTTGTTTCGCCTTCAACTTGCAGATGATAGTTGCCCTTGATCAGCTCTCGTTTTGTTCCTTCAACGGTAACATTCCAATCACCCTTGACATAGATGTTCTTTTTACCAATTACAATTTCGTAATCGTCACCAACAATCTTTACCTGACGAGTGCCGTCATCATAGATTTCTTCGTATGTACCAGCTGGATGATAGCGATGGTATCTTCTATTGCCTTCGGTATCATCAAACTCTTGCAGGTGTCCGCTTTGCGTTTCGTACACATTGTTCTTAGGATACTCTGACAACTTGTCTTCAGCAGCTGGAATTTCTGCCCACTGTTGCATTGCATAGTAAGAACTCGCAGCGTCTGGAACAACCGTTGAAATTCTTGGTGGTACTGCAACAGGATAACGAATTTGTCTTTCATCATCACTAAAACGATTGGCGTTCTTTTCTGCACGATTTGGATGATCTTCACAAGTAGTTTCACGAGCAGCAAAGTTTGTATCAGGAACACCAATATTAATTGGGAAAACACCTTTTGGATCATTAAATCCTTTATTTGGATCTGGCTCTGCTGTTGGGAATCCAGGAATCGTACCAAAGATCATTGGTTCCTGAGCACGCTCTCCGTCCATAAAGAAACCGACAACCCATGAACCAGGAACAATACCAGTTGGTGAATGTCCAAGCCCAGAAACAGATGCGGATTGAATTCCATTTACTGGAATTGCCCAAGGCAATGCATCAGTTGGGATCGCACCTTTATCTTCCGTATGCCAGCCAAAACAACGCACACGGACACGTCCCATTTGAAGAGGATCAATATTATCCTCAACGACTCCGATAAACCAAACGAAATCGCCCTTGCCAATAAAGTTACGCATTTACGATTTCCTGAAGGGATTCCTTTTTGTTGTCGCTTTTGACGGTATCGT